ATCCATTCATTTCTAGAAATTTCCCAAATTCGTCCATAAGATCGAAGAAAGAACCCCAATCTACCTTCTCGTCCTTAATTCTAGAACCTTTGTAATCAACCCTTTCTATTTTGAGGTCTTTTCTCCAAGATCTAGAGTCCTTACAAAAAATAACATGTCCCGTAATCGGAAGCTGGTTTAAAGAATAGCAAAGATCTGTAATGATCTTTCTCATAAACATTCCCTGTTCAGCAGGGCTAGAAAGTACCTCTCCAGGTTGCTTGGATCCAAAATCGGAAAATATAGCAAACGTCTTGTGGAATAGGTAATTACCGTCTATTATAACACTTATCATAATTAAAAGTCTTCGTTTTTAATTCTAATATCATAGTCTTTAAAATCCATAAAATCCCTGTCATCAGCCTCTAATCTACGTTCTGCACTATCTGCATCATTTCTTTCTGCTAATCTTTTTCTTAGGATTTCTCTGTCAGGATCTATGAAAATAATAAAACACTTTTTTCTGTGCTCTGGTTTTATGCTTGCAACACCTCTTGGTGTCATAATCAAAAGACTGGATTTTTCAAAGTCCTCTATAGTTCTTCCATACTTCCATCCATTGAAATCATCTATTTCATAAAACTTGTGAACGTTATTATTGAAGAAGGTATCGTCTCTAAAGTAGTAATCCCTCCCCTCCTTTTCAGTTTCCCTTTTTGGGCGACTAGTATAGGAAACACAGTATTTAAATCCTCTTTGTTCGAGCTTTTTTCTCATGAAATCCTTCCCGGATCCTCCTCTACCAACTAAAATTATTTTACTATCCTTAAAAGCCATTATTGAGTTAATTTTTGAATCGAATAAAAAAGTGATAATAGACTCACTACGGGATCGATGACCTGATGTCTTTGGGATTGGTGTTGTGCAACTAAAATAATAACAGCAGGAATTATAGAGATTTTTTCGGGTTTTCTTTCCCTGATCCATTCTATAAAATCTCGTCCAAGTGATTCCATTACCTCACCAACAGAATTAGAATATTGTCCGACTATTGTTTGATAACTTTTAAGAGGGTCTAATTTTTGAAAAAGCATTTCATAAAGTTCTTCATAGTCCCAAGCTGTTTCAGATACCTTCTGATCTGTTATTTTTTCTGTGCCTTGAATTTGCCACCTTTGAATGCAATTCAGAGCTGATCTCATATCAGGATAATACTTCTTGACGAAAGATTGTAATGCTTTATCCTCGATAGAAATTCCTAACTTTCCTAGAATGAGTACTATTCTTTTTTCCCACTGATCCTTGAGATCCTGCTCTTCTTCCTTGTTAACAGGATCAAAGACAAAAACCTCAAATCTACTCTTCATCGGATCTGGTACCTTATTGATCCAATTGCAGGTTGCTACGAATCTAGTATTCTTGGCAAATTTTTCGATAACACCTCTAAGTGCTTTGTAGAATTGATCAGAAGCCCCGTCAAACTCGTCAAGAACCACGATCTTTGTTGGATTTTCGTCGTTCATGATTGACACAGTCGAACAAAATCCTGTAATTTTTTCTCGTACGGTATCAACAGAACTTTCATCGGAAACATTGATAAAAAGCCTTGGTGAATTTTCAGACAAAATCTTTGCAAGAGAAGTTTTACCAGATCCTGGAGATCCAGTCAGTAATACGTTTTGTTGTAAACCGTTCTTGAAAGCATCCTTGATCCTCTCTGGTAAAATCATGTGCTTAAGCTCTTTAGGCCTAAGCTTTTCTGTTAAAAGCATGTTTATCATTTCTTCTTGCTAAATTTTTCTACTAATGATTCAGGTTCACTCTTATCGTTTCTTACCTCGATGAATCTGGGTAGAAAAAGAGATTTATTGCCGTTCTTATCCTCGATAGGAACGTTATACTGAATGGCAACGACCTTACCAATTATATCATCAGGGTTGCGAGAAAGTTCAATCAAATCTTGTTCCGTGAATCCAGATCCAACCTTAACTTCATATTCTCCTGATAAATCCTTACACATAAAACCCCCGATAAATCCTTCTCTTTTTCCTTCTCCTGGATACCAACCAGTAACTACCAAATCGCAGTCTTGAACCTCCTTGAATTTGATCCAGCTTTTAGATCTTTTGCATTCGTAAAAGTGTGTAGGATCTTTCATAATCACACCCTCTCCCCCATTAGCAACGATTTGCTCGTAGATAGGCATTAATTCGTCTTTGGTTTTTGCCTCCCACTTCTGAGCGATCTTAATATTTTCGAAAGATTTGTTCTTAAAAAATTGTTCTAGAAGTTCCCTTCTTTGAGTGTAAACAGTGATACCCTTACCATCTTTAATAGTTTTTGTGGGCTCAACATCAAAGATATTAAATAGTAGATCGTCACCAATGCTCTCCTTTGGTGAACCCTTCATCATCTGGGTAACCTTACCACTAACACTTTTTCTATCTAAATCAGTCAATTCCCCGTCGAAGAAAATTCCGTCTATACCATGGGAAAGTTCTAGTATTTGATTTGCTATACGGGCAAGAAATCTAGAATCTAATTCGTTAAACGCTCTGGTATAAAATTTTGGATTTTTATTTTCTACCACACAGATAACTCTAACTCCGTCATACTTTTCCTCACAAACTATAGACCCCCATTTATCGAGGACTTTATGATCATCCTCCGCAAGCATAAGACTAGGGTCTGGAATTAATTCCTTTCCGACCGCTTTATTGATCATCTTGGCTCCTATACCTATGTTCATACGCTTCGTAAGCACCTTAGCAAAGACCTTTTTCAGTTCTATATGATAACCAGTAGATTCTACCAAGCGTTCAGCTACGCCCCTTAAATGATCGTTTATAGCAGGTGCTTTTTTAAGTGTCTCACAAAGATCCACGAATTCCTGAAATAATTGAGGGTTTTCCTTGCAATCCTTATCCTCGTAATTTAACTTGTGAAGTTTTGTAGTGACAAAAGGATCAAAACAAATAGAGAGGATATACTCTAATTCGGGTGTAAGATTTTTTGAAATTAATTCCTGCTTTTTCTTCTGAGATCCCTCCCCAGTGCAGTTTTCAATTTCTAAAAGGAGTTCCAGTTCTTTCTTCATTTGATGTTTTTTTATAACACCAAATTTACATGAAATCCCCGATTAATAAAAATGTTTCAAGAGGTATTATGGAGCTTCGGCTGCTGCTGGCTCTGCTGGGGGTTCAGGGGTAGCTGCAGGCTCCTCTGCTGCGGGTGCTTCTGGTTCATCCGCCGGAGTTGATTCTGTGGTATCTGCTGCAGGAGGTTCTATAGAGGCTCCCCCTCCTGCTCCGCCGTCCCCTTCAACCTTAATTTCAGCATTTTCTTCTTCGTCTTTCTTCTTATAGATTTCATTTACCCTACGATCCTCGTTGGTTAATCCGAGGAATTTATCTATTAAGAAGTCTTGACTAAAATAAGGATTTTCTTCCTCGCCTTTCTTTTCCTTAATTTCTGAAAGTCCTGCTATAAAATCTATTTTTTTAATCAGCTGTTCAATCTCTTTGGATTCTCCAAATTGATTATCAGAGTTCCATTTGATACCTAGCTGAGATCTGAAAACTGCGTCATTTTTCAATTCTGGATGATCTAACGTCATTTGGATCCAAAGAGGTTTAAGCATGATCTCTTGATAGATCGATCTGATTCTATTAATGAACTTATTGTATCTGATTTCATCTCTTTCAGCAGATTCAGCACCTATCTTGTAAGTTCCAACTGTTCCGCCTGATCTAGCAGCAAATCTGTTAAAAGGTATTTTAGAGTCTGCCTTAAGCTTATTGAAAAAGTATACAACAGCATCTATGATATTAAGATTTGGTCCAGCAGAATTGATGGTCTCAATCTTAGGAGATTCCCCACCTTGAACTGGGAAAAGATAGTTTTTATAAAACTGTAAATTGGGTCTTCCGTTAACACTCAGTTCGCCTGATTCTGTGTTTAATTTGATATCCTCTTTATACATGGTCATCAATTCACCTAAAGTCTCTTTTGCTTTTTGTGGAGATCTAGATCCAACTGGAATTGTCATCTTAATTCTGAAAGAGGCATTCATCACATTCCAGATAATTCTGGTATGCTCCATAATCTTTAAAAGATTATGTGAACGTATCAATCTTTCACAGTAACTAGTTCTACTAGCGCTATTTCCTTTGGCAAATGAAATATAAATGACTTGAGAATCGTAAAGCCTTCTTTCTCTAGTACTATCTCCATAATATTGAATCCAGATAGGAATCGTCTCCCCCGACTGGTTTCTTTCTGTTGTCGGGGTCAATGATGTTGGATCCAATTCTTTAAATCCTACAATTTGCCTTCCATCATCAGAATAAACAATTTCGAAAGATAAAAATCCGTCAATTAAAAACTGTCTAAAATATTGCCAAGCGGATATCCCATTATTAAATCCATGGGAGATATACATTTTT